CTCTGTTTTCTGTTTCTGTTTATCACTGCTTGTGTTCCTAGAGAGGACATGGCGTCTTCCGAAAGTACCATTGTGCCAGCAATGGAGCTTGAGCCACAAGTGGGCGATCCGATTGAGGGTCCGGCGCCCCACAAGCTACTCCGCGTCACTGAAAGTCGCCGAGTTTACTTTGGTCAATTGTCGAAAGTCGACACAAAAGATTACGCTACATGGTGGCGCGCCTTCATCGCAAGATGTCTTGGTAACACCCCTGGCCTACGTGATCCCCGGCTACCTGATATCGAGGTAGCCATACCAACAAAAAAATTCGTTTTTCGGATCCCTGTTGGACGTTGATTTGCTGGGCAAGCACGAGATCCTATCCGAGATATTTTCCTCAGTTACGGATACGATCATTTTCCCAGAGTTAGTCAACGCACTCAAATACCATTTTCACCAGACGTCGAAAATTGATGGGTCGGGAAAGAACTTGATAGTTGTACATTCCTCCATGTACACTTACTGCACCACAAAACTTGGCCTTGATTCTCTTACTGATCTCCAGATCTCCAGAGTCAATTGGTCAATCCGATCTGCCATTTGTGACATGTCTTACGAGGCGTGTATCACGAAGAAGATGGGAAGCAGTAAACTATCAAACTAGAATACTATTCAGTGGGGGGACTCTTTAATGCTGGAATCATTAGGAAGGGTCCTACCTGGATAGCTAGTGAACCGTGTACGGTCGATAAACCGTACAAATATAATGATCGGTTTGACATCATTTCTGGAGGTGAATTTTTTGTTGATGGCCAACTGAAATTCACTTCAGAAGATGATGTTGAACCGGTCATTGGATTTGGGTACAAGGACAGGAGGACGAGAATCGCGCCAAGCTTTGCGCACACAGGTGTCATTTACCAACCAACAAATGACACTTTTGCCAGAGCTTTTCGCCGACAAACTTGTGTTCGTCTCTTACAAGAAGTCATTGATGGCAAATATCCAGAAGGAATCGATCATGTGCTTAGGGAAAAGCACAATTCAGGAATTCCGACAGTGGAAATTGAATGTCAATTTGACGACTTTGAATGCCTATCCGAAGGTTATAAGGTACTGCTCGATGAATGCATTAATGATCCACACCCTAAAAGGGCGTTGAGATTGTTGGCATACGACTACCTACATGACGAAGGATTGGAGTTCGAGATGGTGTGGCGTGGTAAATTTGGATATTTGTTGAAACTTAAACGTTGCGAGTGGGCTAAACCAGGTAAGTACGGCAGAACTATTGGGGACTTAAGTACCCTAGGTAGTCTGCAAGGTGCTTACTTTATCGACCATTGCAAAAAGTTCTTATCATCCAAGTTGTTCACGTTTCATGGAAAG